AGAAGAAGACAAGTCAGCCAATGAGCTTTTGGCTTGAGAATGATGTCCTGGAATACATCATTGAGAACGGGCTTGAGATTTGCAGCGTGTATGGCGATATCGTTGCTCAAGACGAACGAGGATTTCAGTATCCACCGATCCCAGGAATGCAGCAGAGCCTTGTCTGCACGGGATGCGACAGAACCGGATGCATTTTCTGCGGCTTCGGTTGCTACCTAGAGAAAGGCGAAACAAGATTCCAACGGCTTTCCAGGACTCACCCGAAACAGTATGAGTACTGCATGAACGGTGGTCAGTGGGTAGACAATCCAAGTTATGACCCATCGATCTCGAAGATGGACGGTGATTGGGAGAATTGGAATCCCAAGAAGGTTTGGGTTCCTTCCAAGCAAGGTCTTGGAATGCGGTATGTGTTCGACAGATGCAATGAGTTGTATGGCAAAGACTTCATTCGATATGAATGAGAAAGGAGAAGGAAATGGATCAGAAACAGTATCTCGCCATGTCAGAGATCATGGCAGACTGCCGTGAGTTTGCAATACATATGTACCGCAAGATGATGGAAGCCGGAATTATGTTCAAAGGAAATTACCATCTGACAATGGATATCGGCAGACGGAAAACCGGTGAAAAAATACAGAACGCAACGATTGAACTCGCTTCCGATCCTCTCGATGAGAATTGGTATCAAGACAGGATGGAGCAGGAAAACATTTCAATGGAAGGGTGGCTGATTCGGAATGATCCTATCGCAAAAAGCGGAACTGTACCATTCATCATTTGCCCGTTCAGCAGTAAAGTCTGCGGAAAGCCGGAAGGATCGTGTGAAGCGAGAACAGCGGATTGCGCAGCGAAATCTGACGCTGACAACCCTGGCATGTGGTTCAGCAACGCTGACGGTGATCCTCCTATGGTTTGCGGAGGTAATTTGAATGACAGTGTGGCTGACGGCTGACCAGGTTGCCGAGCGAATCGGCGTGGCAAGGCGAACAGCACTTTCCATGATGCAGCAGATGAATCCGGTAACCATCAGCGGCAATACACGAAGAAGGATAAGGGTCAGCGAAGAAAGCCTTGAACAGTGGATGATCGCCCACAGCACAAACAAACGACCACCGGTATCACGGGCAACCGGAACAACGAGAAGGATTGCAAGGAGGTGAAAAACATGGCGAAACCGCTGCTCGATGTTGTCTGCATCACTGAACCGTACTGCGATTATCCGGTTGCGGTTCGGCTGACGATGGATGACGGAACTGTTCAGACATACAACCTGGAGAACAAGACGGATTACATGTTTGAGAAGGTTATGGAAAGTCTTAGCCGGATGAAGATCGGATATCCACCGCAAAGAAAAAGACGATACCGTGTCGGCAAACACGATACCGTCCGCTGAGATTAAAAGACACAGAGATTATAAGCGATAAGAAAGGAAAATGCAAATGGCTATTAAGGTTTTGATCGTAGGCGAAAGCGGAAGCGGAAAGTCTGCTTCGCTTCGGAATTTTGAGCCGAATGAAGTGGCGATCTACAACGTATCAGAGAAGCCGCTTCCTTTCCGGAAGAAACTGCCGATGTGCAAGACGAGTGACATGAGGTTCATCGCCGCTGACATCAAGAAGAACGCAAGGAACTGCTTTGTCGTTGATGATGCCGGACTTGCCATGACCTTCTATCTGTTTGGCAAGGTGAATGAAACCGGATATGGCAAGTTCACCCAGGTTGCCAAGGATTTCTACGACATGGTACAGGCCGTGGATGAATGCAGCGATGACACCATCTGCTACTTCCTCATGCACACGGAACGCAGCGAGGATGGAGATCGGGTGAAAGCCAAGACTGCCGGAAAGATGATTGACAGTCAGTTGACTCTTGAATCCCTGTTCAGCATCGTCCTGTACTGCGTTACTGACGGCAAGAAGCATTCCTTCATTACTCAGTCTGACGGCGTGACCACAGCGAAAAGCCCGATGGAAATGTTCCCTCTTGAGATGGACAACGATCTCAAGGCCGTGGACACCGCCATCCGTGAGTATTACGGTCTTGCTCCGCTTGGCACTCCCGTTCCGAAGAAGGAAAAGCCGCAGCCGAAAGCTGATGTAACGACTTCTGCGAAAGTGCCAGGGTGATCAGCATGGGCAGATGGGATAAAGGCGTTGACAGTTACACCTTTGCGGAAGTAACGATTCGGATTGCCTTTCCTGGCGATGAAGTGAAGTGCAAGTGGTGTCCGCTGCTGATTCACTATGACTCACTTGACCGTGACAAATGCTCACAGACAAACGAGATCCTGTTCTCAAGGGAGATCATAGGGCATAACTGCCCATTGACCATAACAAACATTGTGAAAACGGAGGAATCAGAATGAAACCAACTTATCAAGGGTTTGAAGCAAAGAAAGCTTCATTCGCAACGCTGCCGCCTGTTGGCGCATATGTTGCAGAAATCAAAGATGTGATTCTCAGAGAACCGGACGGTGACAAACAGAAAAGGACGGTAATTGAACTGTTCATTGACATCACTGAGGGTGATTGCGCCGGACGGTTCACGGAAGTCTATGAAGATCAGAAGGAACGGTTCGGTGACAATGTTTCCTATCGTGGAATTTTCCGTCTTACACCGCCGCTTGATGGAGATGAAGATTGGCGCAAACGTTCCTTTGAGGGAGCAATGTGGTGCATCGAGCAGAGCAATCCTGGCTACGCATGGGATTGGGATGAGAAGAAACTGAAGCTGAAAAAAGTCGGTATCTCAATACGGCGCAGACTGTATTCCTCAAACGGGAAAGACAGGGAAACGTTTGAGATTGGACGGCTTGAAACGGTTGAGGATGTCCGCAATGGCGTTGTGAAACCGATGAATGACCGTGATCAGCGTGATCAGACCGTCCTTGGTTCTGACTTCGCCGGATATGCGCCTGTGAACGATCCGGATGTTCCGTGGGGTTGATGCTACGGGGCATGGCAAAGTGCTAAAGGCACAGCGGAAACTTTAATCCTTCAAACCCGTGTTGCCTGTCAGCAGATTGGTTTTTTGATCGTTTTTCCCGATCTGAAGCCGGATTGAAGGTAACAGCCATGCCCCTTCTTTTCCCGAAGGGAGGTGATAATACGATTCTGATTTGTGACACAAGACAACAGGCCGGAAAGCACAAGAACATTGAGCAATACTGCCGTAAGAACGGTATTGAAATGGTCAATTTGAAGTGCGAAGTCGGTGATTATATGTTTCCGGACGGCAAGATTTCTGTGGATACCAAACAGGATTTGTAGTTGCTTGAACTCTGTAAGGATGTTATGAGCAACGATCATCGCCGCTTCCGAGCCGAGTGCATACGGGCGCAGCAGATGGGAATCAAACTCGTCGTCTTGGTTGAGGAATGTCCACCGTTCGGCCTGGTTGATTTATGGGATGTTCCACGATGGCAGAGCAGTAATCAATACCATCGTTACGGTGAACCAATGACAAGGGTAGATCCGAGAACGTTCCGGAAAGCACTCGACACAATGACCGCCAAGTATGGCGTACAGTTCCGTTACTGCACAAAGAAGCAATGCCCGTCCAGGGTGATCAAATATCTGAAAGGAGAATTTAAATGAACCATGCGTCTGAACTCCACATTGAGAAGACATATTCTTCCTGTGGCATGGATACATTCCTTATCAACGGCCTTTCAGTGGCTGAGATGAACAAGATCCTCGATCCTAACCTCACCGGTGGTGAACAGCGTGATGTTCTCGCTGAGATCCTTGACAAGCACACGAACGACTACCGGAACGGCAACCTTGGTAGCTGTTGGAGACAGGGCTATGGGATCTACTCAATCAGACACTTCGGTGGGCATCTGATTGTAGACGTTGGCAATAGCTGCGATTGATGGACTTAATAGGAGAATAACGTCGGACGAAAGGGGAGCAAGTTAGTAATGAAAAAGATACCGACACTTTTTGTAAGAGAGTTTGAAAATCACGGGATCAAGAGTATCAGCCCGGAACTGACTTCCGAATCTCTGCGCTGGGTGCTGGACGGTGAAGGAATCGCAACGGAGAAAATTGACGGTGCGTGTTGTGCCTTCATCAATGGTGAATTCTTCAAGCGGTACGATGCGAAGAAGGGCAAGAAACCGCCGGAGAATGCGATCCCGTGTGATGATCCTGATCCTGTTACAGGGCATTGGCCGCATTGGGTTCCGGTGGATGAAACCAACCCGGCAGACCGGTGGTTCATCGAAGCAAAGAACAGCACGAACATGGAACTGACGGACGGAACGTATGAAGCAGTTGGGCCGCATTTCAACGGCAATCCGCATCAGCTTCGGTACGATATGCTGATCCGTCACGGGAAATCGGTGCTTGATGTTCCTCGCACATTTGAGGGCATCCGGGAGTATCTGAAAGACCACTACATCGAGGGGATCGTGTTCTGGAAGGACGGAGAACCGAAGTGCAAGATCAAACGTTCGGACTTCGGATTTCCGTGGGGAGCCAAAAAATAAGAGAAACTAACTTCGTTATAGGAGCGAACCGGAAAAGATAGGAGGATAGCGAACATGACGATAGTATGCACAAAGCGAGAACGGCTTGAGGAACAAAAACCAAAGATAATAATTCATGGAGTAGATGGAATATCTTATGCAAATTGTCCAAATTGTGGAAAGCGAATAAACGATTCTGACAGCCCTTATTTCTGTGAATCGTGCGGACAGGCGGTGAAGTGGGAATGAATAGACCTTGCGATAAGTTAGAGAAGATTAAAAAACCAAAGCGGTGGAAATATAAAAGATATTTGTTTCATGTAACGGATGGAATGAATGTTGAAAAGATTCTTTCAGAAGGGCTTATACGTGGTGGAGGTGAAAGAAAAGCGTTTGCTGTTTATATGTCAAAGAATCCATTAAGTTGGTGGGAAGCAGGAAAGGAGATACTTCGGATTGATACAATGGACTTAATCGGAGAATGGTCAGACTTTTTGCCTGAGTGCGATGAAATCCTTTATTGGGGAAACATTGAAAAAGAACGAATTACGGTATACAAACCAACAACAATAGAACATATAAAAATGATAAACAGTATGCGAATTCCTACAAAATAGGAGTATTGCCCTCATTTTCGTGACATCACGAAAATGATCGATGCCCAAAGAGCAACAGTTAGTACGCTAAAGGAGCGGTGACGGGAAATGACGGACATTCGTGATATTGATGGTCTGTTCTGCGATGACATTACTTTCTGTCCGGAACGATGCGGATGGAAGTCATGCCCACGAAACAGCGAAAATATCCGTGACAAGACAATTCCACATTCTTTTTCGGTAGAAGTGCCAAAGGATTGTCCGAAGTTAGTACGTTAAAGGAGCGGATAGCATGAAAACAATCGGTCGAGATAAGATACGAAAAAAGCCATTATCCTCGTATTGCTATCAAGCGGACATTGTGCGTGACAAACAAGACGAACGATTAGTGTTCTGCCGTGGGATGAATGTTGACGAGTGTATATACTGTGCTGCATATCGACCATTGGAAGACTACGAAGACGATCTTTGGTGGTACACAAAATAAAGGAGCGAATGACGATGCCGATGATGTCTTACTACTTCTCAAAGCATCAGATTCAGTTCCAATCATGGCAACCGTGGCAATGGTGGGTTCTGATCGGACTGTGGGTTGCTTTTATTGTTATCGGAATCATATCGGTTGTCAAGTTAAAGTAAATCAATGACCGTGGTTGCTTGCACCGTATTTGCAGATACGGCGGCACAGGAGGGCAACTGACGGATTCAATGCGGAAGATGTGAAAAACAGCGGATTAAGGCCGGACTGAGATCCGCTATCCGGAAAGGAGTAGAAAAATGTACCTCTTCGACAGCGAAGACAATGCTCCGATGTACGGAGAAATGATTGATTTTCCGCTGCCAAAGATCACAGAAGGAAGGATGATGATCATGGAAAGAGTAAATCCGGACATTGATCCTAATAAAAACTGCCATTCTTACTGCCGATACGGGAAACAGTGCAGATACCTGGATGGTGGCAATGGCATTGATCCGGACAACTGCGGAATGTACTACAAGATTGATGACATCATGATGGAAGCCCGTGAGATGGCTATGGAAGACAGAAAACGGAGAGAAGAAGAGGACGGTGAGGATTGGTGATTGCCTACTTCATTGCCGGTTTCATCTCCGGAGCAGTCGCAATAATCATGTTGGCGAATTACATTCACGACAGGCAAGAAAAAAAGAACAATCCTACCAAATGATTTAAGAAACCACGATACACTACTTTACGCAGAGATTGCGAGAAAAGAGGACAAATTAAATGGATAAAATAGCCGTTTATGCCGGAACACGGAACATCTACGATCAGATGTATGTCTGCCTAAAGTCATTGCTTCTGACAACGCTGATGGATCGTGTTTTCCTTTTGATCGAGGACGATGAATTCCCGTATCCCGTGCCGGAGAACGTGAGCATTGCCAATGTCAGCGCACAGGAAATGTTCCTTCCTGGTTCTCCAAATTTTAGCAGCCCGTGGTCATATATGGCGATGCTGAAATGTTGCCTTGCGAACATGTTTGAGGATCTGACCGGAAATATCCTGTGGCTTGACTGCGACACGATTGTTCTTGAGGACATCAGCGATTTGTTCTCTGTCGATCTCAGCGGATTCTATTACGCCGGTGTTATGGAAGCCGCAAAGAGCAAGGATATCTTCCGGTACATCAACACGGGTGTTCTGTTTTGCAACCTGGATATGCTGCGTGAAACCGGCAAGGAAGTTGAAATGATTAACTTTCTGAACAAATACCAACTGAACTTCCCCGACCAGGATGTGATCAACCTTCTCTGTCAAGGCAAGATCCGGCTGATTGAAAGCAGCTATAACGCTTGCGGATGGACAACGCCAACAGTCCGTCCGAAGATCCGGCATTACGCAGCGGAAAAAGGCATGAAAAACGATTGGGCATACAGGATGTTTGATGACAAACAGATTGTGATTGATGAAGGAAAGGACGATGAAAATGGGCTTGAGAAGGATAACCGGACAGCAGTTTCCGATCTTACCGGAGGAATGGCACAAGCGGCAGATTCGCAGACATGAACTGAAACAGTGGGCAATTACCATTATTCAAATCATGGGCATCATCGCATTTGTGATTCTGTCCATATGGCTGATTCAGTGGTTGGGGGTGGCATGATGGAAATGAGCAATATATTTCTTGCAATTTCTATATTTGCATCCGTTGTTGCTTTGGTCTGTGTTGTCCTGGCAATGTTGAGAGGAAGGTGACGGGAATGGCTAAAAAACGCAAGTATGGGCATTGGATCGGAAAAAGAGAAGATGCGTACTGTTCAATATGCAACAAGGATGCTCCGATGTTTGTTGTTGGTTGGAAACATAACAGATACAAGACACCATACTGTCCACATTGCGGATCATATATGTGGAGCAACGGAAAGACAGGTGATGTGGAATGACACGGGATGAAGCAAGAGAAATGATAAAAGAAGACATAAGAATTCATCACGATTATTTGAGTGGCACTTATCGTCATGCGCTTGGGATGGCAATGAAAACACTTCTTCAGCCAGAGATTGTCCGTTGTAAGGATTGTGACTTCGGAAAACATTGTCAAAACGGCAAACATGAACTTTCGATTGAGTGCCACAACCCGGAAAAACTCGTTGTTGAAGTACATACGCCAG